CGTTAGGAATAAACGGAAATCTTTCTGTAATTGCTCCTCTAAGGGTGCTTGTTTTTTCTTTCTAGGCATATGTATATAAATGGTACTTAAGCCCCGTTATGGGGGCTTGTAGGTACCTCTGAGGGTTATTGTATCCAATTAAGGATCAACGATTCTCTAAACTGGTTTGGAGGGAAGTTATCCCTAAACCAAATCAACCAGTTTTGACTTCCTTTACTTTGATTACACGATACGCAAGCGGGAACACAGTTGCAAGTATGGGAACTACCTCCCATACATCTGGGATGTACATGATCAATGGTAAGATCATTCTCGCTATGGGATTTTCCACAATAAATACATTCATAATTGTTTGCCTCTTTGATAGCTTTTCTCCAGAGTCGGTTTGCCTCAGATGAAGTCATAGCTAATAAATTGTATGTGTAATGGTTTGCGTTAGGAAGTACTGGTGTCATTTTTTACCACGATTTCTTGCTCGGTTTTTAGACGCATTTTCTCTAACTAACTTTCCTGATTTAGTATGAGAGAAATCTTTACCGCCTTTACCATAGACACCAGCTTTACGCCTAGCTCTATTCAGTTCAGCACGGTATTTTTTATTGATCTTGAGCTTATTTCGTCTCCTTTGTGCTGCGTTCTTTTTTTTCCGAGACAAAGGGTTCTTGCGGTAATTACGGGCACTCTTTTTGAGCTTAGAAAGCGGGAGTTTCTTAGGGGCCATCAGCGTGTTACTGCTCGTTGTACTGCATCAAAATCAACCTTTGGCATGAGGTCAGCTAGAGCACCAAGAGGAGATCCATCCAACGCTATACCTGTGATATCATTCTTATACAGCCAATCAGCTGCTGCTTTAAGGTCTGCAGTAGTTGCTTCACCAGCTTTAATTCTCTCTAAAAACTCTTTGGTAATTAAACTATGTAGCTCATTGAATTGAGCTTCAGTTGCTCTAGCTTTAGTCATTATTTAGGTAATAGGTTCTTCTTTACAAGTGCCACAGCTTGATCATCAAGTGTGTTATCTGTGGACTTTGCCAAGCCTTCTAACAGGTCAACAACAAGTTGTTTAACTGCTTTGGACTTTAAAAAGGCGAAAAGGATAGGCTTAATTAGTACGATCATTTCTTAGTAGTTTTTTTAGTGGACTTTTTTGCTGCTGCTTTCTCAGCTTTTAGTTCTTTTGCACTTTTGTTAGCGTAGGTCATATTAAAAAGGTTTATACCAAGGTTTTTCCTTGGGTGGGTTTATTTGTTTAAGGTAAGAAGCGATAGATACAATGTCAGAACACATAGTATAAAAAGGGGATTTAGGATGAATCATAAAACCCTTTTGCTGTAACTCAGCACATTTAAGTGCTCTGACTAACTCATAATCTAAACGCATCTTTTCTTCTTGTCTTGCTGCTATGCGTCTACATTGTTTTAAACCACGTTTATCTAAAGGTATCATAAAGTTAATTTGAAAACCATAGTTCTCATTCTCTACGTAAGCTTCAGGATCATGTGGCTGTGTGTTATTACCCATATAAAACGGGCTAAACGTCATAGTAGAACCGTTACAACTTATATTAGGACCATAATGCTGCCTAGACGGTGCTCCATTATTTTGGAATTGTACCGCTTGATTGGTTACATTACCTGTCGCAGCTGCAACTGGATTTGAGGTATTTTGTACCTCTGGTTCACTAGCTAGTGAGGGGCTGCCTATTGTGAGAAGACTGATAAGGACGTAGTAGTAGCGTTTGTTGTAATACTTCTGTCTATGTCTATTGTCTCGACTATAGCCCCAGCTGCTCTGGTTGTTATCTCCAGAGTGAAAGGATCTCCAGCTGTTGTTACTGAGAATGTAGTTCCACTTCCAGAAACGTCTGCTGAAGGGGTTATATTTTCGCCAGTCCATTTAGAGTAAGCTCCTCCAAATAGTTCGTGGTCGATAGTCTCGGTAATTGTTTGTGTGGTGGTCGTGGTCGATTGCATAGAACCCTGTGTGAAATTTGGGGTCACTAATTCTGCTCTCGCTACCGTGGGTGCCATCAGTATGAGAAATAAACATAACTTTTTCATTCGTCTTTTTTCTTAACCATAGGGCAGTTTACTGGACCTTTGTTTTTGTTATTATTTCCAGTGGTCAAGCCAAAAGTCGCAAGTGCTCCCGTAAACACCGAAGCTACGAAAGTTATATCACTGTTGCCAGATTTCTTGACCATAGGTATTTCTACGTAGTTCATCGTAATGATGAATCCACTCCAAACCACAACTCCCAGACGGACAAATGTACCTAAGATTTGGATTTGGTGTTCTTGATCCTCTGCTGCGTCTTTGAGCTTTCCGAGGAGTCCTTTTTTTTCTTCCTGTTTTCCTTCCATTTATTGACTTTACCTTGTAGGAATTTCTGTACCTTCTTTTTGATTGGTTCAAATAAAGACTGAGTAACGCTAGTTGTAGCCACTGCTACTACTGCTGTAGTAACTGCTGTAACAACTACAGCTGTCTCAGGTATTGGCATCTCGATATCCAATACAGGAATATTCAGTTTGGGTGGTTCAGGTTGTTCTGTAGATTCAGGTTCAACCCCCAGTGGTGGTCGTAAATCTGTAGGAGGAACAACTATAGCTGGAAAAGCAGGTATATTTGCTTTAGGAGGCTTCAGTTCTGCCTGTGGTATAAGTAAACCTTTAGGTAAACCAAAACCTTCTGGCAAATTAACTGAAGGTACTCTCATTATTCATATCCAAGATCAAATGAAATACTGATCCTATCAATATCTGTTGTATTAGTCGTGATGCCATGTTTCAATGACCCAGGAAACAGTAATAACATACCCTCTCTGGGGGTTATATATTGTCTCCCATAGTATTTTAAATCTGATCTAAAGAATAATTTACCATCGCTCCCTTCTGTTTTGAAATAATAAACACCTGCTACAGAATGAGGAAAATGATCATGGATATGACCATACATATGTTTCCTAAACCGTGCTGCCCACGCACCTTTCATAGGTAATTGTTTTTGCATATACCTTTCAAGATGTATAGGTAGTTCATTAAGAAAACTTTGGCAATTATGCTTTAAAAGAAAGTTCTCGTGAAAAGTAGGGTCAGAAAACTCGTGAGTACTGCCCCATTCTTCTTTAAATCGGAAATTTGTATTATCAATACCTACTTGTATTTCGGATTGAATTTGGTCAAAGTTGTCAACGTCGCCTATATAAAGTGGAACTGGAAACAATTTTTCCATTTTATAGCTTTTCATTTAGCCGTCTACATAATGCCAAGAAGGTAATCTAGGAAGTTTTCCTATAGCTTCAGCATCTTTTCTAGCTTTATGCTGTTCTTCTTTGGTGTGCTTTGATTTAATGTCTGCCTCTACAACAGCTTCTTTAGCTTTTGTCCATGCATCTACATAAGGCTTAACCTTACCGTCATAGTCTTTAGCTTCAAGCACTTCATTATCACCATGTGGATTAGGTTCAATGTCACCTCTTTTTTCTGTCTCATTCCATTGGATAGCCCAGATGTTGTCATCTGAAAAACTCCAAGGATTGATTATATAACCTTCACCGTCAATCGTAACTTGTTTGTCAGGTACAACTACAGTGACTTGTTTAATCGCCATTTGCTTCAATAATGTTAGGGGGTTTTTGCATAAGAGCAAACATAGCTCTATTGGTTTCTTGCTGATTTACTGATTCATTTCTAAATGTTTCTACAGCAGCTCCAGTTTGTCTTTGCATTTGTGAGTTCTCTATTAATAGGAATGGCAGCCAAGTGACTGCACATCCCCATTCATCTATGTCTTCGCCTGTTTGTGGGTTTTGGCCTCGGATTTGAGTGAACCAAGAACATTCTAGTTCTCTACAATCCTCACCAATTAGCGGACATAATTTTCCAGGCTTAACTTGCATAATTAATCTTTAGATGCGACAATAACATCAATGTATGTTACAGCGAAATCTCTAGCACTACCAGAGAATGAACCAGCATTATGGGTGTGGTTTCCTGTGTTACCGCTGACGGATACACTGTGAGTATGGTTGTTTACGTTATGAGTATGTTGAGAAATACTATGAGTATGATTATTTACGTTATGACTATGGCTAGATCCAGAGAAACCGTGTGAGTGAGAACCACCGCCTCCAGTATTACCAGAAGAGTAGTTAGTGACACTACCACCGTACCAGTTTTGTCCCTGTCTACCCTGTGGTCTGAAATCACCGTGGTTACCGTAATCATCTCGTTGACCATAACCTGTGTTATGGCTGTGGCTAGGCATTTGGTTAGTAGATAACGTATGGTTATTTACGTTACCACTTGTTGAGACGCTACTTGTACTTGGAGCCGAGTTTCCTGTATTTGTTGCACCAGCATTACCTGTAGTTGCCGTAGAGTTTCCTGAAGTTGCGTTTGCAGAGAACGATGCAGTAGAGTTACCTGAAGCACCTACGTTACCAGCTGGTGTATAACTAGCAAATGCTGTTGTAAATCCTGTGTTACCACCACTTCCAACATTACCTGATACAAGTCTAAGTGCTTTGTTATCTACACTAGATGTTATCTTTGTCCACCCTGTAGGGGCAGCTGACTGTTGGAAGATCATCTTGGTTCCACTGGGGAACGGTTGAACTCCTGTTAGATTAGATCCATCTCCATAGAGAGTATCGAAGTAACCGTTAGCAACTCTTGTACCGTTTGCACCAATGTTATAAGTACTATCTGAGTTCGGTAGAAAATGCCCAGAACCATCCATAATCCATCTATCTGTTCCACCTTCTCGTAACCTTATTCCGTCTGACCCACCAATAATATATAATTTATCACCATGATGTTGAATTTTACAGTGATTTCCTGTCCAGTCTCCAGTTGTAAAACTAATATCACTATTAGCAGCAATAGTAGCTGCACCACCACCACCGCTAAAGGTGATGTCTGCAGTTGCGTTATAAGAAGCAGCACCACCGCCAGAATTAGCTCTTAAGAAGTCTGTATCCTGTTTACCATCTAAAGTATCAGCATCTAAGCCACTGCCAGTACCATCTACAGTTTTAATAGCTGTAAGAATCTCAGAAGCAGTTTGATCTGCTGTAGCACCATCTTCTACATTTAAAAAAGTTAGCACCTCTGCTTTTGTTTGTTCTTGTATCTCTCCACCACCCGAACTTACTTTTCCTAATAATCTTGCACCATTAGCAGTGTTTTGTATCTTTGCATAAGTAATAGTAGAGTCGGCTATTTTTGCACCTGTTACAGCCCCATCAGCCATCATGCCCGTCTGAACTTGAGTCGCTTCTACTGACCCCG